CTTTTTTTATTCTTTTATCAATTTCTTTATAATATTCTTCAGTTCTAGGATCAAAACCTTCGGTTTCAGTTAGTTGTTGGTGTAATCCATAAGCTGCATATGTCATAACTTGATCTTCTCCAAACCATGAATTGTCATCAGCCCACTTAATGGCTTTAGGATCTGGTGGTGGTTTAGCTGCTTGAGGGGCAGGGGCAGGGGTTTCTGAAATTTCTTTTACTCTATCTAATTTTATTTTTTCTCTGCGAACTCTGTCTTCTTCTTGAGTTAAGGATGCTATTTCTCGTTGATAATCAACTTGTTTATCTACGTCTCCATTTGTAATAGCATTTTTTAAATTTGTTTTTGCCGCATCAATTTGAGCCACAACTCTATTAGAAAGATCAGACACATATGCTTTATCATTTTCTGCAGAACGACTGTTTAATTTTTTGTTTTCTGCTTGAATTTGTTTAGCATACTCTATAGCGGCCTGTTCACGACGTTCTGATTCACGCATCTTGCGAGTAAGTTTATCAATTCGTTTTTTTACACCTGCACTATATTCTTCAAGATCTTCCCCTTCTTCTTTTTTTGCTTCTTCTTTAATTTCAACGATAGGTTCATCATTAGGAATTTCTCTAATATTACTTTCCGCTAACTCTACCCCTTCATTTTCTTCTTCTTTTAAAGTTACTTCCACATCGTTTCCACTTGTATCTAATGGAATCATTTTTTCATCAGCCATAATATTCTCCTAAAATAAACTTGCCGGCAGAATATCTTTTGGATGATCAATAACTGCCAGTATTTCATCATCATTTACTATTCTAAGTTCTCCGCCATCGATGCGAATTCTTGATCCAGAATATCTTGTAATAAGAACCCAATCACTTTCTTTACACCAAGCGCCATTGGGAAATCTTTCTTTATCTTTATAAGCATCCGGGCCTACCTTTAATACACGGCAGACATTTGTGGATATTTGTGCCTCTGCTACAGTTTCATCAGTAAGATGTAGTCCTGCTTTAGTTTTATTCTCTAATAATAAAGGAAACAGAACAATTCTAAAACCTGTTGGCTTTGGAACCTTTCCTATTTCTTTTTTTGTTTTGTAAGGTTTTTCGTTAATATCAATGATATTATTTTCGGGTATTATTATCTTCGGTTTCGTCGTCATATCGCTCCTGTTTTTTTAGCAGGTCCGTGAGTTCCTGTGTAGTTTCTTTTATCGCATGTAATTTTCCTAAAAGATATTTATATTCTTCAAAGGTTTTTACATCTGATGTTATAACTTGATTTACTTGGTCTTGTCTAGTTTTTAATATTTTTTTAAGATACTCTACAATTGTTATTATATCCATTACTGGCAATACTCCATTAATTTTGAAAGCTGTTTGCAACGTTCGGGCGTTTGACTATGCCAACGGGAGTCTAACATTTCAAGGCTCGCTGTTTTATAATCACATTCTTCAAGGGCTAATAAAGTTTTAGTAAATTTTCTTACCCCATTTTTACCAAGTTGATATACCATTTCAATAATGCAATCCCTAGCAACGATATGTAGTTCAGGGATATGACCTATTAAATCTTCTGCTGATTCTTCAGCTTTAGCTAAGTCTTCTTTAAATAAAGTTACTAGTTGAGCTTTAGGGTACTTTATTCCTGGTTCAAAATTATCCTTCTCTGTAATTAAATGGCCATAGCCAATTGTGGCAAAACCAAGATGATCATCATACCTCTCTTGAGAAAATCCTTCATTATCCTTAATTCTTTTTTCTAGTACCTGTGATGCCATTATGTATATATCCTTGTTCTTGGTCTTTTATTAGGTAGCATGCGACCAAACCCTCTTGGCTTAACAATGACAAAACCACCTTGCTTGTAATTCTTCGTCCACCTCTTAGCTATTTCTGGTTCGTTTGCAAATAAATATTTCTTTTGCTTTTCTGATTTAAAAGGCATTACTTTTTCTTTTTCTTAGGAAACCCTTTTTTCATATTGGCATACGCTTTTTTGCTAATAGTAGATTTCTTTTTTGATCTACTTGTTCCTGCCTTTTTTCTTTTATTTATATTAGCGTATAGTCCTTTTTTAGCCATTACTTTTTCTTCCTTAACTTAGATAATGTCTTAGCAAACCTTGCTCGTTGTCCTAATTTTCCCGGCGCTTTCGCAGCTTTGTTTAGTTTTTTCAAAGGAATTTTTTTTCCTTTTTTTATGCCTAAAGACTTACGCAATGAGCCGGGTTTCTTAATTGCTTTTTTAATATTTAGTTTTTTCTTTTTCACTTAGTAATACCTTTTGCCTTTTCGAAACTGCGAAGTCCCGCCACTCCGAGCATTGAAGTGACAATTGCTAGTAAGGGTCCAGTTTGAATTTCTGGAGCTATTAAGTTTAATCCTGCAAATTTAGAATACCATTCAATTCCTGGAGATAGAATAAATTCAAAGGCAAGTGCAAAACCTCCACACCAACCAATAAATGGCCTCCACCCTGAAACGAATATTGATCGATGACCTGCCTCTTTAGCATTTACGTCTAATTGTTTTTCAGCGAGTTTCTGTTGAATACGCTGCATCAATATTTTTTTGTCTAGCTTTTCCTCATCTGAGGTATGCAAGTCATCGATCACTTTAGAAATAGTTTTTAGTGCACCACCTTGGCCTCCTCCTAAGATTCCTTGAATGATGCCTAACATTTATACAGCCCCTGAAATTTTTCCTAGAACTATAATAACAACTAGAGCAACGATACCGGCTTTAATCCAGTCTTTCATGCCCCAGTCTGACCACTCTTTCAAGTGAGCCCATATATCTTTTAAAAGTTTCATAAAACCTCCTTTAAAAAAAACAGTCTACCTTAATAATTCAATGTTCGCAAGAATTACAATGACAGTCCGCTTTACTACAACAAGACCCTACTTCACTGCAATGACAGTCGTGTCCGCAGATTTTGCAGTCCACTAAAATAAGCCCTTAAAAGGAACCTTTTTAATTTGTGCTTTACTTCGTTGGCCTTTTGGTCCGGCACCTAGATTTTGTGTAACCTTCGGTCCTTCCATACTAGCCGTATATACATCAACAATTTTTTGTTCATTTACATGTTTCCCTGCATAAGGATTCATGTCTTTACTAACAGTCATCTTTGCATTGGGATATAAAGAACCATTAACATATTTTGGTTTTGGATTATTTAACGCCATGTTATCTCCTTTAGTGATAAGTTATTTGTTCAGTTTCTATTATAAAACTTTTATTTGCAAAATCAAACAAGATTTCTGCATCTTTTGCTCCAACCTCTTCTATAAGAATAAGTTTGGCTACATTTAATAAGGCCCCTGAAAAATCTATAGGGTTAATCTTTTCTTTTTCTATAAGATCTCTAGCTTTATTATACACCTCATTAATTAATTGATTTTCTTTAATTGTCATACTTCATCTTTTTTTGTTTAGTTTGGTCTTCCATTTTCTTTAAAGCTACCCTGGCTCTCATTTCAGCGATATCTTCTATAGAATCTATTTTTTGTTCTTGGAGATCTTCTTTTTGTTTAAACTTCATTTGATCTAAAGCAATTTTTTCCTTACCCTCATTCACTTTACGTTGAACATCGGAGGCCTGTATCTCTAATTCTTTTTCACGTAGTTGAACTAATTGGTCAGCGCCGTCTGCTTCAAGCATCTCTTGCTCTTCTGCTACCATGTTATTAGTCATCTCAGCGATACGCACAGCTATTGCTGATTCTAATTGCGCTTGCATTTGTTTCATTTGTTCTTGTGCCTGCGGGTTCTGTGCCATCATAGGATTTTGCATTTGCGCTTGCATTTGTTGTAGTTGAGGGCCCATTTGTTCCATAATCTCTTGTCTTGCTAATAGTGCCACATGTTCAGAGATGTGTCCCTGTAATAATGCAAGAACTTGTAAATTACTTTTAACAAGAGAACTTGACATAAACGCCCTGTGTGCATCTATGTGCGCTTGATGATCTTGACCTTCAAACGCACGTAGAGGTTTCAACCCTAGAGCCATAGCGTTTTCAATGCCGGGATCAACAGGTTGAGGTTGGGGAGGGGGAGGGAGTAATGCCTCAATATTCTGAACATTCAATGCTTGATACATACGGCGGTATGCCTCATAAAGATTGTGTTGTTCAGGTGCTGCTTGTGCCAACTGCAATTGCATTTGAGCCAAAGCCACACGTTGAGACATTGAAAACATATTAGGATCAGAAACAGGGATGACATCAACACGGCCATCGAAGTCTGTTTGCTTGATCATTTGATTGCCACCCACCACCATGTATGGATACTCGGGAGGGAGAAAAGTTCCAAAAACTTTTGCTAATAATTTAAATTCATGCTTTTGAGCATAGTGCAAACGTTTATGGATGGCGCTCATAACTTTAGCACCTTGTTCCATCATAGCTAGGGTGGTTCCAACTGGAGCATTTGTATTAGTCTCCGAAATCTTTATGTCTGCTATTGCTGCAAATTTTTGTCCAGCATCTACACAGAAACCTAATAATGAAAATAATGTTTGATCGGGTCCTTTATAAGGAAGAGGCATTAACCCTGAGCGTAAGTCACCGCTCGGTGCATCTATATCTCTAAATTCTCCTGGCTGTAACGGCGTATCGTCATCAGCAATCCTAATTCCTCTGGCTTTAAATCCTGCTGGTAAATTTGATAACGTTCCGGCGTCAATAAGCTGACGAAGCGTGGAGGTAGCCGTTCTTGATAAGCCCCCGAGCATATGGATAAGACCAAACCCATAAAAACCCAGGCCTGGAAGAAACTTATAGTGTACAAAGTATTCGATTTTTTTTCTAAGGGGGTCGTCTTCTTTATAGTTTCTGTAAATAGATAAAACTTTATTGGAACCCTCATCAACAGTAACGACATATGGTACCTTAATACCAGTAGATTCCCCAGATTCTGCATCTTGATCTTCGAATCCTTCTATGTCTAAATCGCAATGTATTTCAAATAGAGTATAAACGTTTTCTTCGTAAGAAACTTTGTTGACTCCCTCTAATTGGTTGTATTTTTTCTGTATGGAGGTTTCTTCGTTGCTTGCTTGTACGTCAACATCCCTATAAAACCCTGCAACTTGTTGTTTTAACAAATCATTCTCTGAAATTTTTACAATATGTGTAACACGTTCCGCTGATTGTAGGTCTGTTGCTAAATAATTTACTACTAAATCCTCACTTGGTATAAATTTTGCTACCGCTGCTTGTCTTGTAGCATCATAATAAACTTTTTTGAACGCTGATCCTGCAAGTGGAAGGTGAAATAACAACTGATCCATGTCTGGTGTGTATTCTTGCATCTTATCGGTGATCTGATAGTTCATATAATCTTGAACTCTGTCTGCCTGTGCTACAATTTCCGGTGTTTCTACTCCTAAAATGGTAGTTTTTACGGGGCCCGACGGGGGTAATAGCTCTTTAAAAGCTTGTGCTTGAAATTGTGTTACTGATTCTGCCAACATTGGGTGTGTTACACTGCTCGCTCCTTGAAAAGGCTCTGATCTTTCCTGATATTTAAAGCCTAATAGGTCTAATCCCTTGGTATATGAGAACTCCCACTCGTGCCGTGATTCACGGTCCGCCTTAAATTCACCTACTATATCAGTAGATATGTCTGTTAAAATATTATCTGTTAAAAATTCTGCTAAGTTATCTGCGAATTCTGGAACACCATCTATGGCTGACGGGTCAAAGTCAATAACCGCACCACCCTCATCTGTTTCTTGTACATCTATTTCTTGATCAAATTGTTTTTCAAAAGGAGAAACTTCAATTCCTACTCGCGCTTCTTCATCAATTGTTAAATCGGGATTAGCTACCCCTGTAATTCTTTTATCGACAGCCATTATCTTCTTGCCTTTCCATAGCCACGTTTAGCTAAGCCACCTGATTTCATTTTAATAACGGAACCTTCTGCTGAACCCTTGGCTGCTGCACCGGGGATCGTGGACCCTTGAGCACTACTCTTGGCTCTTGCTCCTTTAATCACGGAACCCTGTGCTGAACTTGACACATTTCCGCCATCTTTGTAATTTGGATTTATATTAAATAATTCTGCTTTAAGAATTTGTATTTGATCATCATCTCCTTTGATGATAGCATCCTCTAATAAGTCTTGTAATTGTTTAAATCTACTCGCCATAATCCCTCCTAATAGTAACTGTGTTGCTTACCAAGACGTAATGGAGCATCCTCATAATCTTCTGGATGAACAACAAAATTACCTTGACGGAACCTTAACATAGCTTGGGTCATACTGTCTACTAAATCATCGTGTTCACCGAAAGGAAAAGCCGCACACTCTTCCACCATATCTTCTGTCCATCTTTCATCGGGCCGCCATACCATGCCAGCTTCAAATAAAGGTGAAACAGAATTTACTCTTACATGTTTATCATTTCCTCGGCTCGGTGTAAAGTTAACAACTGGAATTCCCATCGTTCTTAATTCTTGTGTAAGAGGCATACCACTTGCTTTTGCTTCTACAATGATTGTTTCAGGTTCCCAAAAATTATATTCTTCTAACGCAATCTTTTTTAACTCCGGAAAATCCCATCTTCCTTTTTTACAATCAACTAACATAGCATGGGGCTTAGCTCCTTCATCAGGATAAAATATTCCCCACGTTGAAATAGCGCTATAATCTGCAGTTTCTTTTCTACTATAGGCTGTATCATAACTTTGAATTACATGGACTAAATCTGGTAGTTTATCTTTTGTCCATACTTGCCACCACTCACGTTTTATAATGGAACCTTCTTCTGATACGGGGTTCTGTTGCCATTGTGCTTGCCACTTCTGTTCGGACAAAGAAGCTTTGACTGATTCTAATTCTGATAGTTTCCAGTACTCAGGCCAAATAGGTTTATTATTTGGTAGTATAGCTGGAAATTCTACTACTTCCCATTGATCTGCTTTAGGTTCCGTTTGAGCTCTCATCAATTGTCCCGTTAAATCTTTCGTGGACCACCGTGTCATAACAATAAGAATCCTACCTCCTGGTTGTAAACGTTGTCTTGGACCAGAGGTATACCACTCGTAAGCATTATCCATCGCTGTTTCACTTAAAGCATCTTGCTCGGAATGGGGATCATCGATAATTAATAAATCTGCACCACGCCCTGTAATTGCTCCACCGACACCTGCGGCGAAATACTCTCCACCAAAATTTGTTTCCCATCTTCCCGCTGCCTTACTATCGGCGCTTAACAATACTTCATTAAACACATTTTGAAAATCTCCAGTTCCCATTAAATTTCTAACTTTACGTCCGAACCGGTATGCGAGTTCCGCTGTATGCGTTGTTTGAATAATTTTTAATTTAGGGTTGGCTCCCATCATATAAGCAGGGAATAAAAAAGATGCAAATTCTGATTTTGTGTGCCTGGGTGGCATATTTACAATTAATCTTTTAATTTTTCCATCTGCTAGCTCTTGGAGTTTCGCTGCTGTCTGCAGGTGGTGGGGCCCTTTAATAAAGTCTGGCCACATTACTCGTACAAAATTTAAGAAGTTATCTTGCGCTGCAGCCTTTAATTTTAATTCTTGTTCTTTTAGCAGCAGCTTCAATTCTTCGGCTGTTGGTTTATTCATTGTATCTTTTTTATACCACACATTTGTGTGTATTACTAATCTAGAGATTTCTCCACAGACCTACGGGGGCGATTTGGGGGGTGGGGGGTGCGTGAAAAGTGATTTGGATTTTGCTAAATCATAGGGTTACCTTAAAGTTTGTTGAGTGTTTGTTTAGTTATGGTGCTTGATGCATGATGCATTGACATAGTAAAAGCGAAGCCTGGTCGTAATGCCTGACAATTAATAAAAGATTTCTTTTCATGTGAAAGGACGCCTGGTTATTGAAATAATAAATACAAAAGTTATCCACAGTTAATAATAATTAATTAACTTATTATCTTGTATTATCTTTTATAGTATGTATATTAGTAACTGTATTAGAAATTAATCTAATACAAACAAAAGGATAACATGATTGAATTAAACGCAAATGATTTAAAAGATTTGATTGTCAGAAAACAAAGCGTCTATGGTATTGAAAGAATATATCCTGTGTGTTTAACCTCGCAACTTGTTGCAAGGTTAATAAGGCAGAAGACTTTTGATAAAGAGTCAATCAGGATATTAAAGAAGCTCGGCTATACCTTTGAAAATGAGAAGGTTATAATATGATGAGCCGTAAACATTACGAAGAGATTGTTAAAATCTTGGCCACGCATAAAGTAAGTGAAGCGCTATTGTTTGACCTTGCTAGAATGTTTGAGAATGATAACCCAAACTTTGAAACGGGACGCTTCATGGCCAAATATATTGAAATACAAAACGCCCTACAAACAAAAGCATTAAACTGGAATTATAAAAATAACACTTAGTAGGGCTAAGTATCAAGG